TCCTCTCTTCTTACGTTCTGAAATTCTTTCGGAGGTATCCAAGAAATCATGAATCGTCCCCTTTCATCTGGGACAAAGGCCACGGTCTTGTCTTGTTCTGTCCACACGAAATTGCCCTTCACCACGGGATTTGGGAATAAGGATTCGTTGTGTTCTATCTGCTGGTAAATCTTACCTACGTTAAATACGCTACCAGAGATGCTGTCCCTAAACGCCTCGTCTTCCGTGAAAGGGAACTGCCTAGTAATCTCATTCATCTCCCTAGCGTCACCTCGGAATGATTCTCTCTCGTTTTTTAGGAACTGCTTTGCCCCCATAGTAATCATGCCCCCATCAATAGACTCAAGTTCTTTTTCTGGGTTGTCTATGACGGCATTCCCGTAGCTATCGAAGAATCCTTCCAGAGCCTCAAACGCAGGAATAAAGATCCTGTAAAGGCCAGACTTAGTTCTTCCGTTTTGGTTCCGTACAGTCGGATCTGAATCCTCCCACAACTTCTTGTACTCTTTCCCACCTGCGCTCATCGGGTTTACAGTACTCCCAACCATAGCCTTCCCAATCACCTTATTACCGATGATCAAACAGGTGCGCTGGATCCTCCACGCCTCCGTGATGTCTGATGGCGACTCCCATTTCCCAGCCTCATCTAAATAAAGCAAGTGGAGCTTCTCACCGTCATACGCGTTGTTGGTGGTGTTCTTCCAGTTTATGATTGTGTCAAGCGCATCAGCTTCGTAGGAGATCTTGTTCTTCTTGGTGATCCTCTTAGAAGGTTCTCTAAACGCGAGTTCCACACGAGGGTTTGTGGTACCGTCTTGGATCGGCTTAAAAAAGAAAGGGTAGGACTTAAACATAGGAATCACCTTCTTCATGAAGATGTTTTCCTGTGCGTCCTTACCCGTCTTACTCTGTATGCCTATCGTCTTCTTCTTTACCTGAGTGCCTTCATCTACGATTATGGACGAGCATATGTTCGTGTATCCAGAACGTCGACACTTTGTATAAAGCTGACCTAAACATCTATCGTCTGCTTCGCATGCAGCGAAGTGCAAGAATATCTCTCGTTGGAATGCTAAGTACTGTGGATAGCCTATATCAAGCTTCGTCCACTGAAGCATCATATAGTGCCTCCCCGTAATGTACGTAGGCTCACCGTTGTTATAAAACCAAACACCCTCACGCCTACGTCTAAATTCTTGCTCGATAAATGGAGAAAACTCCTCTCGAAATTCAGGGCCTTTCTCAACCCACTCGTCCATAGACCTAACCCGTAACAGTTCCTTAGGCAGATCCAATCTTCCCCACATCTGCAACTTTTTCGGTTTGTCATGAAAAAGTATCTCTGATTTGGGCGGTTGCTCTGGAAGTACAACAAGTATCCCGTGGAGTTCAAGTACTTCACCCTCCGTGCCACGAGGACATATCTTAATAGCTTTATCCGCATAGCCTTTTATACTTATCAGCGAAGACATTAGAAATGAACTTCAAGACAGCTTATGCAACAAGGCTTTTCACCTGGAAATACAGGGCCGCTAAGGTTTTTTCGCTTATAATAGCGAGACCCTTTAGCCACTTGCTTTGATGGTGAACACGAGCAAATCAATGCCATTAAGGCTGACAAAAAAATAATGTTTTTCATTGCAGTAAATTTTCTATTTCTGGTATCCAGTATTCATCTACTATTTTCTCCCAGCTTCTAGATCTGACCACATCCTCATGTACTTTGCTGGTATAAATGTCAATCAACTCTTTATTTCTTTTGAATGAATTTACAATACTTACAGCTTCTTGAATTTCTCTAAAAGTAATTAGCGAGCTAAACTGATCTGATATTCCAACTTTAGTAGATATGAATGGTATTTTTGCTGCGGCGCACTCTAATAATGCCATAGGGTTTCCCTCTTGAGCACTCGTGCACACAACCATGTCACACCCATCATATATTCTAGACCCAGCTGTAAAATCCTTTCCATATATAAATCTACTCTCAACATCAGCCTTGTTACATATATCTAAAAACATTCTTGAGTTCTTTACTCTCTCATATTCATCCCTATTTAATACAGTTGGATCATAAACCATGCCTACAGTTTTTATCTCTTTTATGTCTTTCTTTTCCCAAAAAGAATCATCTATACCTATAGGCAAAAGACCAGCGTCAACGGAATATCTATTTTTTATTGAGGACACTATGTCATGGCTTACTCCAAACACCTTGTGATTGTGTATCACGTCAGATAAATCCCTGTCGTATATAGACTCTTTTGTATCAATGCAGTTATGATGAAAAACAGGAATAAACTTTACGTTATCTTTAATAGAATACCCTATTTTACTTAGCATCAAAACATCAGCCGTTGATATGACGACATCAAAAAAACCTTCAGTAGCTATTTTAACTTCATCTGGATTTTCCCAATGAAAAATACACACATTGTATCTACTAGACAAGTATTTCTTAAGAAAGAAATTTATACTTGCTATAGCCCACTTTTCTGGACCTAGAAGAGCTACATTCTTCATGATTTAAACCCTATAGCTTTTGACGTTATAGGAAGCTGATCAGTGAATATGGCTTTAATAACCTTTGCTACAATCTGAATCTCCAGCTGCGCATGTTCATCATCTCTCACATCCAAGAAGTGAATCCAAGAACGAACACTACCAGTCATATGGATCTTAGTCTTTGTGGTCATAGGCAAGATCATCCGAGCAGTCTCTCTAGATACCCCACACTCGATAAGGTTGTTGTATAACTGCTCACAAGCCGCAAGCACCATCTGCACCTTGTTATTTAGTACAACGCTGTCCACTGGCTCCGTAGACGACTGTCTGTTGTTTGTAGCCTGATAGCGCAACTCTACTGGTTCAAACAATTCACCAAGCTGATTAACGTCTTGGTATCTCTGGCTAAACTCTTGAAAAGTAAAGCTCCTATGCCTAAGAAGCTGTATAGCAACAGCTTTGCTAGTTTCGATCTCGAACGTAAGGTAGGAGTGCTCGAATGGAGACCAGTGCTTATGAAGCACGAGGTACTTTATGAGCGACTCATAATTCTCCTTCTTATTCTCGCGAGAGCTAGAAACGCGTGCAACTTCGACGATATGCCTTTCAGCATCAGGTGTGATGTTAAGCAGTTTGACATTCATTTGAATTGAATTGTACACCCGACAGGATTCGAACCTGTGACCGACTGCTTAGAAGGCAGTTGCTCTATCCTACTGAGCTACGGGTGCGATTGCAGTCAGGGCGGGATTCGAACCCGCAGCCGCTCGGTGAAAACCAAACACTCTACCAGTTGAGCTACCTGACCTGAAGGGCTTACGCCTTTCTTCTGTCGGGAACTACAGCGTTCAGGATAGAATCAACGAGTCCAAAGACTTTGTTGTCTCTCTCCGTAGGCGTGAGGTTCACAACGACTTTCACCAGCACCATGAGCGCCACAAGGATCTCCATAAGATTTCCAAGCGTTACCCAGCTGGTTTCAGCGACCGCTTCGTTCGGTGCTTCTACAACAACTGCTGCGGTGTCTGCAACAGCTGCGATGGTATCCACTGCCGCTGGCAGCGAATCAACCACAGTTACAAGGGTGTCTAACATATTTTTAAGGGTTTCCGTTTTACTTACTGTTTCTCTTTGCTGGACGATTGTTAGCCCTGTTCTTCGAGGCGCTAATGTAACCAGAGATTACTCCCTTGACGTTATGGGCGGCGTCTTTTTTATCACCGTTCCCGTATGTTCCGTTCTCTCTGTTGTATTGATTGAGCTCTGCTCGGTACTTCTTGGCCGATTCAGACTTCCCGTATTTCTCGTACTCCTTTTTGTAATCCCTATTTGCCATGTGCAAATCTAAGGAATTTAATCTAGTGAATACCAGCCTTCACCCCTTAGACCGTCGATCTGCATAAATGCCTTGTCGTACAGCTTAGATAAACTCTGCAAGCTATACTTCTCTCTAGCCGCTTTGGCTATAGCTCTTCGGTTCATATGCTTGCTAGCCTCGACGGCATCCATCCATTCCTTGAGGGTTTTGCATCGGAATCCGTTTACCCCGTGATCAACAGTCTCGGCAAATGCACCAAAGTCACTCGTGATCAAAGGGGTTCCGCAAAGAAGACCTTCAACCCCAGCCCCACCGAAAGGCTCTATATACTTCGTAGGCATAAGCTGACATACGGCATTGCGTATGAACTCGTTTCTCTGCATCCCTTTCAAAACACCAACGTATTCTATGTTGTCGCACAGATATGGGGTCGGGTCTCCCTGACCAGCTACCTTTACAGGAAGGTCGCTACGACGAGCAATCTCTAGGATGGTATCCAGACCTTTGATGTCTCCAATCCTACCCATAAAGGCTATGTACTTTCCCTTTGAGTATTTAGGCTCCCACTGGTCCAAGTCGTAATAGTTTGGGATCACGAAGTTGTAGTTCATGCCGTTCACTACGTTGTCTTTCCCATGCCAGTAATGCAACTTAGCATAGCTTTCAAAAATCTTGAACGTGCCATTAACTACGTCAGGATACCCAATACCCGTCTCTACGTGACTATGATATGGGAACATGGAAATCAGGCTTGCGTGAGATATACCAAACGGATGACATATAATATCACCTGGCTGAAGATTGTTAGCGAGAGCTGGATGTAAACGCTCTTCAAACAACCTGTGATGATCGCTCCCAACTACAGCGTCATTCCCATAGAAATCTTCGTCTTTCTTTTTGGAGATCATAGAAAACAACTCCTCTTGAGTAAGCATAACGTGCTTCTCGTCAGCTGTGCTTTCAGATCCTTCGTTAGAGTATTCGATGACGGTGTATCCCTGCATCTGCATCATCTTCGGAAAGCGAAGCGCCTTCCCAGTAAATGCACAGTGCGAGTGATCGTCAGAATGTACCGTATGAAATATGCCGATCAGGTGAAGCCTTGGCTTAGGCTTACTTGGAGAACTTTTCTGCGAACCCAGCAGAGTAGTCAGTTTTTTCAGCGATTTGTCCATTTGAATTGTATTCGTTTATCATGGTCATGAGGTTGTCCCTCTCTTTGATCAGCTCCTTGCAGTCTATAGCCGTCTGCTTAATAGCCGAAAGTTCTGCTTTCCTTGCAGTCCCATTCAGCTCCTGATCCACTGGCTTCTTAACCTCTTCGATCATGTTGTCTATAGCTACCTCCATAGCAGTTATAAGACGTTCAGAGGCTTCTACCGTGCTAAACTTATACTTGCTCTTTGACATACAGAAGGTCTTCTGTTCTTACGCGAAAATACTTCTCGCCGTCAATATCCACCTCATAGTCGTGGTTCTTTTTGAAGCCCACGATGTCTCCCTTCTTAACACCCATGTCTTGCAAATCTTCGGAGTCAAAAGCTACGATACCGTTTATATATGGCCTTTCGGTAAGCTCTACCGTTTCGATTATTTCACTTAGCTTAGGAGCCTCCTCCATATACGGGGTAAGTAAAGACCACCCCTTCATTGGCTTTACCTCACCAGTATCCTTACTTTTGTGGGCGATGGCTTGGTTTTCTGTAGCCCTAGCATCGGAATACCTAACCAAGTACAGATCTTCCCCATACTGCATCTTCTGTCCACCGTTAATTACTACGTGATGATGAAAGTAAATCGTATCGCCCTCCTTTACGCCTGTATTGTACTTGAGAGGAACGGCAACAACTTCGCCGCTGGTTTTCCTATGTGAAAACTCATCGTATTTGGGATCCACGTATAGTTCCAAACCGTTGACCACGATTTTGTCATTGAGCCGTTGTGGCACAAAGACGATAAAGTCCTTAAGAGAATTCATTTTATTAAAAGTTCAAGTCAAATTCTATTACGACTGGGAGGTCTTCTATAACCTTCCAGACTGTGAGTGAGTTATCTTCTTTTATGTAGATAAGGTATCTGTTAGAAGAAAGCTCCTCGTCTTTAACTATAGTGTGCACGTACCCGTTCCCAGCCCTCATACCGATATGGTATGCCATAGCGTCTTTTGGGTTCTGACCTATGATAATCTTCCTGATAAGACCGTTCATTAGTTTAAGTATATCCCAGTCCCATTCAGAAGGTCCTGGAGTGGGTCAATTCTGCTGTCGTAGGTAGTCTGTGCGGTTTCCTTGATCATGTCAACGTCTTCTTGACATCCAGCGTTCATATAGTACGTGACATGCACATCAACCATGTCCTCAAGATCTTCGTCTATAACTGATCCCTCAGCGGGAACCATAAGAGCCACGAAAAAGCTAGATATTACGTCCTCTTCGTACCCATACTTCTCTATCGTAGCCTTAAATTTCTTTGCGATAGACTGAACATCACGCAGGAATGCCTTTTGATTCTTGTCCATGGGTGTTAAATTTGAGCAAATATAGCTAATATATGAGCCTAAGGAATAAAAGAGAAGCTAAGAAGAGTATGTTTAGGGAGTTCCTTCCTAGCCTAACCGTAAAGAAAGGACAAAACCCACTAAAAAACATCCATATAGCTAGGCATAAGACCATGCAGAAGTTTGATGTGGCGCAGAGAGACATCGAGTTCCTTCTTTGGTGCTACGACCTAGAGTTCTTTACGATCAATTACGCAGCAGAACAGCTGTTTACGTCATACAACTACCTAAGGAACAACACCATGGTTTCCTTGAGCAAGAAGAACGCTATAGACAGGTACTTCCACAAGCTAACCCCGTCACATACCCTTTCAGATCACCTATTTATGGATGAGAAGAAGATGAACTACAGGGTTAGGTACAGCATAAGCAAGAAGGGAAGGGAGATCGTCAAGCACTTCTACAAAGAGCTTGGGATCAACCTTGACCCACAGAAACCTTCTTATACTTCTTAGATGTCTTATTTGTGCTTGCGCTTTTTGCGTGCTTCCCATGAGAACGCTTCTTGTTCAGCACAAGCTTCGTAGAGTTTTGCTTTCCCCTTGCCATCAGTATAGTTTATAGAATATTCCGCTTTTGTCTCTCCCTGCACGGAGGACTCTCTTCTTGTTGTTCCCTTTGTCAAAAGACACGTGCACCCAGTCTGGGTTGTTGTCGTCCCCGAACTCCCATATGAGCTGGTTGAACTCTAAGTTCTTTTTGATGAATTCAAAAATCTCTTTGTTTGTGACGCCACCGTGAATATCTGCGTCAAGGTCGAGCGCACAGCCAGACATATGCTCCGAGGTCTTTGATCCACCGATAGCTTGGTTGAGCTTTTTGGATCTGTAGCCAGAGGTGACTGCGATCGGTACATTGAAGTGATCTCGTATGGGCTGAAATACATTTTCTGCTATATCTTTTAAATTATGTACTTCTTCTTTAGACGGATCGTTCTTTATACCCAACTGCAAAGCCGTCTGAGACTTCGTAACCTCTCTCAGGCTAAGATTTTTACTTAACTGCATTTACAGGTTTTTACAAAAATCTCGGTCCTGCGTAACGCTGGTCTTTAGCTTTTTGTTCAGCAGCCTTTCTCTCTCCTCTGGTCATAGAGCGACGGTCTTGTCTTTTCTGCTGTCTTGCTTCTTTCTCGCGCTGTCTCTCAAGTTCTTTTGGAGTGACAATTCTACTTCTA